TTCTTTTACTGAGGTATATATGGACAACCAAGTGCAAGTTAGTTGGTATAATGTTCCTCAGGATGTCAGAACCTCAAACTGGCCAGACTACGACAAGCTGCCCACTACTGGACTTGATCCAAATTGCCCTAGAACAACATTTAAAAACATTAATTCACTTGGTGGGCTTCCTTATATCGACGGGGAAATTTATTATGCTAATTGGCCGCACATTGTTAGCAAGTCTGGCAATCAGAAAATGTTTATCAATACGAAGTGGGTACACCCTTATGAACAGACTTGGATGTCTCATATTTTTCAAGAAACTAAAAAAGGTGAAATTAAACCTGCGGTTTTGTTAGCTTCTACCGTCACTCACGATAGATTCAAACACTACAAACCTGAAGAAAGAATCGAAGGTTGAAGTTTAAAACCTTAACTGGCTCTACTCGCAAGATTATAGGTATACAAAAATACAATATAGATTGGGAGTCAGGCAGTAAAAGTAAATTTCAAAAAAGCGTCAAAGATTTTCTTAAAGATTACTGGAATAGGCATGTCGTATTTGAAGAGTTTCCAGTCGCGGGTACTCGAATGACTTTCGACTTTTATAATGCTAATGAAAAAATAGCAGTGGAAGTCCAAGGGGGGCAGCATACAAAATATGTCCCTTTCTTTCACGGCAATTATAAAAATAACTACCTAATGCAACTCAAGCGAGATCATCAAAAGCATGACTTTTGTGAATTAAATAATATTAAATTAATTGAAATATATGAGAAAGAAAAAGACAAACTTTCCAAGGAGTTCTTTCGTAAAAAATTTGACATTAGTCTCTAACTAGTGTATAATATATTAGTGAGTAACATTAACCCAGACAACCTACCAACTTTTCAAATGCCTGAAGAGCTTCTTGAAAAATTATATGAATTTACTGGAAATTCTCACGACAGTTCTAAAGGTTTCTTATTAGCTTACACAGATCAAAACGGCACTCCATTAATTTTATGTAAAGCGGCAACGCAAATTATTGAAATGGGAATCCGTAAATCTCTTGAGCAATATTTAATTAATCTTGAGGGAGCAGACTCTCCTCTCGACATGAACGGCGATCAAGATTAGTCTTGACTTTTCTTACCTCGTATAATATACTCCTAGTATTACAGTTATGCATTCTTACGATCTAGAAAGGCAATGTCTTGCCACGCTCATTAATCACCCAGATTCTTTTATAGAGATATCTCACTTAATTACAGAAGATGATTTTTATAATGGTAGCTCTCAAGTCAATAGGACAATCTTTTCAATACTCAAAAACTCTATCGAATCAGGTAAGAAGATTGACTATGTTATTCTCTCAGAGAGAATGAATGCATTAGGCCTCTCCTTTGAGGATAACATTAATATTTCAGATTATATTCAGTCACTTTCTTTACGCAAAACTAATCCTGATAATTTAATTGATTTAGTTAAAGAACTTAAAAACTTCTCAGTAAGAAGACAGGTTTCTAAAACTGCAGATCAAATAAAATCAAAAATGAAATCCGCTCCACCAGAGACGAGTTTCATAGAGTTAGTTGAGATGGCCGATCAAGAATATAATGATTCTTTGTCGATATACGATAATGGTGAAAATATACCTCAAGATCTTTGCTCCCGAATGGAAGAGTTTATTGAGGAAAGAGGTAACAACCCAATGGATAACTATGGTTTTCTTGGTCCACACTCAAGGCTCCATGAAATGTACGGATCCTTACTTAGGCCAGGCAATCTGTCTGTTATCTGTGCTCGTTCAGGAGTTGGAAAGACTCAGTTCTGCATAGATTACTGCTTAAAAACTTCTGAGATAAATGGCTACATGCCTATTTTACACCTTGATAATGGAGAAATGAGTCAAGAAGAACTTATGGCTCGAATATGTTCATCTATGTCCGATGTACCTGTATATTTAATTGAGACAGGAAAATGGAGGAAGGCTGGGCAAGATGTAGTAAATAAAGTTCGTTCAGTTTGGAAAGAAATTAAAAAACACAAGCTACATTATTTTAATGTAGGTGGTATGAGTATAGATCAAATTATTAATTTAGTAATTCGATTCTACTATGCCAAAGTTGGAAGAGGGAATCATATGATATTAAATTATGACTACATCAAAACCGCTTCTGAAAAATTTAATAACAAAAGTGAGTGGCAAATTGTTGGAGAAATGGTTGAAAAATTCAAACACCTTGTTCAAACTAGTGTTGTATATGACAAAAAACCAATGATTGCAATGATGACGAGTGTTCAAGGTAATAGAATTGGAATTACTAACAATAGATCTTCAGATAATATAGTCGAAGATGAAAGCACTGTTTCGCTTTCAGATAGGATCCAACAAGTTAGTTCTCACTTATTCTTACTACGTAATAGAACTCATGATGAGCTCCTAGAAAGCCCTCACTTTGGAACTCATAAATTGGTCTGTTTAAAAAATCGGCACCTAGGTGAAAATGCGGTCAGAGCATTACAGCCCGTCCGAATGGAAGATGGAACCCTTCAGAAAAATGCCATATTACTTGATTTTAAAAACTTCAACATAACAGAAGTGGGAGACGTACAAGATCTCGTTGATGATACTTCCGCTATTGCTGGAGTTAGTCTATCCAATGAAACTCATAACTTACCGAATATATGATAAGCTCTCCAAAGATTAAATCAATTCTTGAAGAATTAGGTTATCAACTTTCAGATAAAGGTTCATATTGGCAATCTTCCGCGTTATATCGTAACGGAAATAATAAGACTGCTTTACAAATCTATAAAGACACAGGAGCATGGAAAGACTATGTAGCAAATACTCCATTCATGCCCTTTAAGCAATTGCTTGTTTTAACATTAAATAGCAATGACCCCAAAGACTTAGAGAAATATCTCAGTAAAGATGAGTCTTTTTTTCTCACGGAAAATGCTAGGGAAAAAAATGAAAAGTTGTATATGGAAGACATATACCCTGAAGAATCTTTAAAAAAGCTACTACCTCACTATAAATTTTATAATAATAGAGGTATATCAGATTTAACCTTGAAGCAATTAAAAGGTGGCTACGCAACCAAGAACCAAATGTATCAGCGTTTCGTTTTCCCTATCTACAATGAGTACGGGCAAATACATGGTTTTTCAGGTAGAGACATGTCAGGGAAAGAAGGTAGGCCCAAATGGAAGCATATAGGTAAGAAAAATAATTGGGTTTATCCAGCTTATGTAAAGCAAGATGAAGGAATATTTTTAGATGACATTAAAGAAGATTATGTTATTATCGTTGAGAGTATAGGTGACTGCTTAAATTTAATCGAGAATGGCGTTCGCAATGTACTCGTATCTTTTGGTTTAGATATTTCATCTAAATTACTCTGTGCGATTGTAAGGTTTAGTTTTAAAAAAATGATTCCCAATCTTCTGAAAATAGAGGAATGAATGCAGCAATTAAAAATTATTTAAAGTTATTAAACTATTTCGACTCAAATGATGTTAAAATTTGCCTACCTACAAAAAATGATTTTGGAGAAATGGATGGAAGTGATTTTATAAAATGGAAAAAAAAGCTTACAGATGTACAATCTACTAACCAAGTGTCAAAAATATTAGAAGTTGCTAAACAATTAAAATCCGAAAAGAAACTTTCAAAAACTTTATCTAAAAACCTATCCCTCATAGAATGACAAAGCATGCTTCAGCTCTTTCTGCTAGTAGAATTAAAACTTTACAAGGATGTTCATGGAAATATTTTTGTAATTATGTATTAAAGCTTCCAGACAAATCCAATGATGGGGCAAGTCGAGGTTGGATCTGCCATTTAATATTTGAATTATTGGGTGAGCCTAGACACAAAAAAAACTATGATTTAATTCTAGAAGAAAATTCTATTTTTAAGTGTCCCGCTATAAGCAAGTTAACCATGTATCATGCGAAACGCCTGAATGTTGATGATGAAGAAAATTTACAGCTGATCGATAAAATGACCATCAATGGTCTGCATTTTGATTTTTTCGGAGAAGATGATCGAGTTCCCGATAAAGCAATATCTGAAGAAGCCTTTGACATTTTCATAGAGAAAGGCGATATTTCATACAGAATTAAAGGCTTTATAGATAAATTATTTTTATATAAAGATAAATCATTCGCGCTAATAAGAGACTTTAAAAGTAGTAAGCAAGTCTTTAAAGGTAAGGAGGTTACTGACAATTTACAAAACTTAATGTACTCTCTTGCTGTAAAGCATTTATACCCAGAATACAAAAATGTTCAAAGTGAGTTTTTGTTTTTGAAATTTGATTTATCTAAGGACATGTTTAATCATGTAGGTAATGGAGTTCTACAAATGGAGCCAGTATCTGATGATGAGTTGCTCGGTTTAGAATATGAACTTACAGAGATTCAAGAATATATTAATAGCTTTGATGAAGAAAAAGCTGTATCTAATTTTGCTGGGGCACAACCTTACCCATCAGACGGAACTTTTGGTGGTCCCCTCGCTTGTGGGAAAGATGGACCTAAAATCAGTAAGGGTCAACCAGTTCTAGATAAAGAAGGCAACCCCATACCAGCATTCATTTGTCCCTACAGAAAGCCTTTATCGTATTATGCATTGAAAGATGAAAACGGCAAAGTTATATCGACGGCTTTCGAGGAAGATCATCACTCGCTTTTAAATAAAAAGAAGAAAAATCAAACATTAGAATTGCTAGAATACGAAGGCTGCCCCTATTGGAAAGCTCCAAAAACTACTGAGCATGTAGATTTATTTAGTTAATTAAGTGTAATATCGTTTATGATATTTCCTATACTTATTGCTTTTTCAGCTCTTTCTCTTGCTGCCGTCGCTGCCTATTTCAGTATCATAGGTTTAACCACAATATTCCCTGGAGCCTTTTGGTCTATAGTAATTATGGGTTCAGCATTAGAAGTAGGCAAACTCGTTACTGCAGTGTGGCTACATAGGAATTGGAATAAAAGTAAAAGAATGCTAAAGATCTACCTCACTTCTTCCGTGGTAGTATTATCCTTCATTACTAGCATGGGTATATTTGGATTTCTAAGCAAGTCTCATATTGAACAAGAAGCTGGCTCATACCAGCAAATTTCTCAGATTAATTTATTAAATAATAAAATAGAATCAATAGAATCTAAAAAGTTATCGCTTACACAAAGAAAAGAAAACAACAACCAACTTAAAGAAGAAGACTTCAATTTACTTTCTCGATTAAATGATAGATTAAATTTACTTGATGAAGCTGTATCTACCATTAGATCTAAAGGAGGTTTTAGCGTAAGCAGTAAACTCGAAGCTCTATCAGAATCTCAAACCCCAGAGAGGTTGTCTATTACAGAACAAAAGAAAGATATACAGTCTCGATTAGATAAGTACAGAGTAAAGAATGAAGAAGAAATTTTTCCAGAACTTTCTAAACTAGAAGAAGAATTATTATTAATTAATGTTGATAAAAGTAAAATAGAATCAGAGCTTAAAAAACTAGAGGCAGAAATTGGTCCAGTAAAGTATATCGCAGAAATTATATCTGATTTTGGTGGGCCAGATGTTGATGCTCAGGCTGCAGTTAGAATAGTTATACTTATTTTAATTTTTGTTTTTGATCCGCTGGCAATTCTGCTAGTTGTTGCGGCTTCGGCAACATTCAAAGAGGCTACAGGAGAAGTTGTTCCTAAAGATGTAGCGGAAATGAGGGATAAAATTCTTACAGAGCTAGAAATGCATTTAGCTGAAGGCAAGCCAGCTGAATCTTTTATTGAAAGATACAAAATATAGCTTGACTTTTTCCGCAAGAAATGATAACATGTATCTATGTTACCATTATTCAAGAGTCATTACTCTATAGGGAAGTCAATACTAACACTCGAAAATCCAAATTCAGTTAAAGAAGGAGGACCTCAAAGTGTATTTTCCATAGCTAAAGACCTAAAGACTATTGTTTTAGTTGAGGATTCTCTAATTGGTTTTCTTCAAGCTCAAAAAAATGCAGAAAATTTAGGAATACAATTAGTATTTGGATTGAGGATTTCTTGTTCTCACGAAAAGTCTTCAGATAAACCCTTGGATTGCAGTCATAAGATAGTTATCTTTTCTAAGACTGACCAAGGTTGTCAGCTTCTTAATAAAATTTACTCAAAAGCGTATTGTGAAAATGAAGGGGTAATCATTAACGATGATTTAAAAAAATTCTGGTCAGAGGAAGACTTAATGCTAGCCATTCCATTTTATGATTCATTTATTTACATGAACAATTACCACTTCTGCAGCTGTGTTCCAGATTTTTCTTTTTGTTCTCCTACATTTTTGATTGAAAACAATTTCTTACCATTTGACTTTGATTTAAAATCAAAAGTATTAGACTATTGCTCTACCAATGGGTATCAATACGAAAATGCTAAATCTATATACTACAGTAAAAAGGAAGACTTTGCAGCATATCAAACATATAAGTGCATATGTAGCAAAAAGTTTAAACAGCGAACTCTTAATGTTCCAAACTTTGATCATTTAGCTAGTCCAGAATTTTGCTACGAGAGTTACTTAGAAAATGCAAGCGCTTAAGTATTCAGATATCTGCTTAATTCCTAATTACTCAGAGTGCATGTATCGTGCTGACGTAGATCCCTCTATTGAGTTATTCGGCAAGAAGTTCTTACTTCCAGTGATTCCCGCAAACATGAAGTCGGTCATAGATATGCATAAATG